TGGAGCTGGACAAGGAACTGAAAACGACGGGTCAGAAGGAGATCCGGGCGCTACCGGTTAAGCTGGAAATCCGAGCGACGGAAGGAGAGGACTCCAAGCGGACCATCACCGGGGCGATCAAGTACAACACCGAGAGCGCGGAAATGCGGGATTGGTGGGGCGATACTTTCGTCGAGACAATCGACAAAGAAGCTTTCAAGGATAGTCTCGCATCACGCAACGTCGTCGGCCTATGGAGCCATGATACGGCCCAAGTGCTCGGAAATACAAAGTCCGGTACACTCCGGCTTACCAACATGGAAACAGAATTGCGCTTTGAACTCGACATCCCGAATACGTCGGTCGGTAACGATGCTTGGGAGCTTATCCAGCGCGGTGATGTGGACGGTGTTTCGTTCGGAATGATCGTCACAAAGGACAAATGGTCTTCCGAGAAGCGCGGAGACAGCCGAATCTACAAGCGGCAAATACTCGCCGCTGAACTGTATGAGATCAGCCCGGTTGCCTTCCCAGCGTATCCGGCCAATGAAGTTGCGGCGCGGTCGTTGGAAGAATTCAAAGCTTTCGAAAAACGCGCTGCCGATCAGTATGAAAAAGAAAAAATGTTGCTCGAGCTCGACCTTTACGGTTGAGTTTTTTATTTTCCCAAATATCCCATGAGGTGATGAAATGACCAAAGAACTGCGTGCGCTGCTCCAAAAACTGGACAACGCCAAACAAGAAGTACGGTCGCTGCTGGCCGAAGATAAAACGACGGAAGCAAAACAAAAAATGGAGGAAGTTCGCGCTTTGCAAGAAAAAGTCGACCTGCAGCGCGAGCTGGAAGAAACCGAGGCCCGCGGGCTCGGTGGGAGCGAACTGAACGACAAGGGCAATGTCGAAGAACGCGACATGCAGGAACTCGAAAAAGAGTATACCGGCATCGTTCTTCGAGCACTCCGCCGCCGGCCGATCAGCGAAGAAATGCGTTCGGTTATCCGCGAATACGAGCGCCGCGCTGTCATGAACGAGGGTGAAACCAATCCGGCCATCCCGGATGGCGATGTCGGCATCGTTGTGCCGCAAGACATCCAAACGCGGATCAACACGCTCATGCGCGACTGGAACGATCTGTCGCAGTACGTAACGGTTGAAAATGTCACAGCATTGTCGGGAACCCGCGTGCTTGAAACGGACGCGGATATGACGCCGTTCGCGGACGTGGACGAATACGGCGCCATCCAAGCTACGGACAACCCGAAATTCACACCGATCAGCTACAAGGTCAAAAAGCGGGCCGGTTATCTGCCGCTGACAAACGAACTGCTGGCCGATAACGACGCAAACCTGATCGGGTACGTCACCAACTGGATCGCCCGTAAGGCCGCGCATACGCGGAACACGCATATCCTGGCGCTGCTGAATACGCTGACGCCGAAGGCACTGGCTGATCTTAAAGCAATCAACACGGTCCTCAACGTAGACCTTGACCCGGCAATCAGCCGTTCGGCAATCCTGCTGACCAACCAGGACGGATTCAACTGGCTTGACAACCAAGTTGATGGTATGGGCCGTCCGATTCTGAGCGAGGACTTTACGCAACCCGGCCGCAAACTGTTCAAGGGTCGCCCGGTCGCAGTCGTGAGCAATCGCAACCTCCCGTCCAGCGGCACCAACGCTCCGCTCTTTATCGGCAACCTGAAACAGTTCATGGTGCTGTTCAACCGTCGGTTTTTCGAGCTTGCAAGCACACGCGAAGGTGGCGACGCATGGCGTCGGGATACGACGGAGCTCAGGACCATTATGCGCGACGATTACGTCAAATGGGATACAGCGGCTGCCGTCTACGGACAACTGGACATTACGCCGACGCCATAATAATCACAAATTGAGGGGCCGGGAAACCGGCCTCTTTCTATTGGGGGTGATACTGTGGCGAAAGTCATTCAAGCGTTCCGCGAACGAAACCACAACTTTAAGCTGTACAATATCGGCGACGAGTACCCAGAAGATGATCAAGAACGTGTGAGATATTTGGAGCAACAAGGGTTTTTGACGACCGAGATTGTTTTTGACGAATTCGGAATGTCGGAATATAAGCCGAAACGCCGCAAAAAGGGCGTGATCAACGATGGCGATTCTGACGCTTGAGGAAGTCAAAACATGGCTGCGAGTTGATGGGGACGACGAAGACGCTTTGATTGGGATGTTGGTTGGTGCGGCTGAAACCTACCTACACAACGCTGTTGATGTTGAGTTTGACGGCACAAATCAGCTTGCCAAACTTTACTGCCTTGTCCTCTGCGCTGACTGGTACGAAAATCGCGAACTGATCGGCTCTCAACCATCCGATAAGGTGCGGTTTACAATCCAATCCATGCTTGCACAACTGCAACATGCCTACTCACCGCCGGATGAGGGGGATGCGCTATGACCGTCCTTGTAAACCGGTTGGATAAACGCATCACCATCCTGCGTCCTTCTGGGCCCGACGATAAGGACGAATACGGCCAGCCGCTAGACAATCCCGTTGAAGTTTGCACGGTTTGGGCTGCCATTGAGCCGCTGCGGGGGCGCGAATATTTCGCAGCTATGGCTGAACAAGCCGACGTGACGACGCGCATCCGCATCCGGTACCGGGAGGATATCGACCGTACTATGATCGTTCGGTACAAGGAGCCGGGAGATCCTGAATTCCGCGAGTTCGAGATACTGCACGTCATCCACCCGGAGTATAGGCGGCGCGAGTTACAACTCATGTGCAAGGAGCGGCAATGACATGTGGGACATGCTTAAACAGTTCGTCTACGACATGATCCACATGACGGAAGGCGAAAAACTCATCTACTATTGGCCGCTGTGGCTTTTCGTGATCGGCGTTTGCTTCGGAATTTTGCATTGGCCGGAACGCGGAAAGAAGGGCGCTGGCGAT